GAAGGTATCCGATGTTATATTGACAGTCGGATGGATTGATAACCTTGGGGGCAACAAGCCCCCTTTTCTATAGGATGAATATGGGTAGAACAAAAAAGAATACATATTGGGAACTGATTCGTAGGTTTCGAGAATCTGAATATGAACCGATTCGTGAAGAGTCTCTTGGATTGTATTGCTCGAAAGAGACTGCAATGAACGAGAGGGAGATCTATTTGGAGACAGAACTTCATGAGGTTCACAATGAAGAGACAGTTGAATTAAAGATCCGAAAATACAAGGAGACTATTGAAGAGGTCGAACTGATCTCTATGGATGAACTTAATGCTCTCGCTGACTCTTTTGAAAGTGAGACATACTATGGTTGATTTATTTCTACTACTCAGTTTTGCCTCGGTGGGGCTGGGTATTTTACTTCTAATGAAAGGTATAGAATGTCTGATAAAAAAGTAATGGGTGCAATGTCACCACAACGTGAGTGGATTCGTGAGAACATGAAACCAAAAACAAGTCCCAAGACCCTAGAGTTACAAGCTGCTAAACAAGTGGCTAGTAAAGCCTTTTTGTTCTGGGATACCTCTAAAGGTGAGTATCGTAACGGAGAGAATCGTAAGGAATACAAGAGGCTTCGTCTTGCAGAAAAAAAGATGAATGCAAGGAAAAAAAGACTTGACAAATGATTGTCCTTTTGATATACTGTAAGTGAAAGATGAGAGAGGAATTATGAAAACACTATCTGAAATCAAAAAAATCGATGCCGTGCTTCGCATGACTCGTTTCTCAACCAAACGGAAAGGTTGTGACAAGAAACGCCTTTCCAAATCCCTTTGCCGTAAGAAAGTGAGGTTCTAATGAAATTCTTTGCTGGTGATATTATTAAGATGTCTGGTAAGACCAGACATGGTAAGAATCGTATTCGTGAGAATGGCGATTTGTGGAAGGTCATCAATACTGATGGTCAAGACTCCTCTGTTCTTTCTACTAAGATTTGTGTGATTCCTGTAGATTTGGAACGTAGAGAGAATTGGAGATGGATTGACATTCCAGAGGATGAACACATGGAAATTGTTGATACCGATCTTGAGGAGCCAGAACACGTTGTTGTGGAACGCAAGGTCGATGAAGCAATAGAAAGAATGCATCGCTCGGAAGCGATTGATATGTTCAATGATCCAGACATGAATTGGTCTGGACTAAGGTAGCCTAAGTCAACCGAGGTAAGCGAGGTGGATGAGGTTCCAAGACGCTATAGTGAGATAACATCTCTGATGCGTGGGTAGTTCCCCTAGTTGTGCTTGGAGGTAGGTTGATTATGTGGTCCCTGTTTGTCAGTGTTCAGTAACGGAACAGGGGCCATGGTTTTTCATTTAACTTTTTTGACAAGGGGTCTAACAATTCTGCCCGTTCTCATGGTGGTGAGACAAAGGGATGTGAAGGACGGCAGGCCGGAAGTCCCAATGACCCTTTGTTAAAAAAGTTAAAAAAAGACTTGACAATGGTTAGATCGTTTGATATAATACTAATGTAACGATGAGAGAGGAAATAAATCCTTTCTTTCTTTTTTAACTCCCTTTGGAGATTTGATATGAGTACAAATTCAGTTGTTGCCTATCTGAGAAGTGATGGGTCAGTTGTTAGTTCGTATGTCCATTACGATGGATATGAAACTGGTGTCGGAATGACACTTCTGGAACATTATAGTTCTGAAGAATCGGCAGAGAGGGTTTCCTCTGCTGGGTATTTCAGTTCCCTGTCAGAAGACATGGAAGTTTCCCTTTCAGAGTCAGTTCATACAGAAGAAGCTGAGATCTTTGAGTCAAGGTCTGAGTTTGAAGAATATCTGAGAGAAAACAGTCACCTTGAGTTTGGGTATCTCTGGACTGAAGGAAGATGGATTGTTTCTACTTGGTCTACTACTGTTTCAGGAATCGGAAGGTTCGCTGAATACAGTTCAACTTGGAATGGGTTTTCAGATCTGGTCATTTCCTTTGTTCGTGAAGGACGAAGGACTGTTTCTCGACTGAGATCTTACGGAGATGAATACGCCGAGTATTCTGAAATCCTTGAAGAAGTGGTTGATAGATACCACAGTTCATCTATGAAAGAAATTGCGAGAGAAGCTATGTCTGCGTAGTTTCATACATACTTGGATTTACTTTCATTTTTGAGGGGAACACTTTCGGGTGTTCCCCCTTTTTTTAGGCCCACTTATTAGAATAAATATTCTTATGGAAAATGCATCTTATTTTATGGGTAAAGATGGTTTCAATTGGTTCGTTGGAGTAGTTGAAGATCGTCAAGATCCAGAACATTGTAGTAGAGTTCGTGTTAGGGCTTTAGGGTATCATACTGAGAATACCTCTAAAATTCCTACATCCGATTTACCTTGGGCCCATGTAATGATGCCAGTCACAGCTGGTGGTAATTCTGGTATTGGTGTTTCACCTCATTTTCTTCTGGAAGGTACTTGGGTTCTGGGATTCTTTAGAGATCCTGCAATGCAGGAACCTATTATTTTAGGTACATTGCCAGGAAAGAATACAGGAAGTCCGTCAGAATTTACAGAAATAGCCTCAAGTGAAGCTGGTGGATTTTCTAAAGGGGGTGGATTTAAAGATCCTAATAGTAAATACCCAACATCATCTTATGTGAATATGGCAGATACCAATCTGCTTGCACAAAATGATCCTAGTGATACTTCGAGTGGTTGGGACTTTTCCAAGTTTACTCAAGCTCATGCTTCTTATGCCATTAAGGGCGGTTCTGACAAAAATGATAAAGTTCATACTAAATGGAAATATCTTGTTGGAAAATCCTTAAAAGAAACAGAATTACAACAAGAACCATCTACTCAGGAAAAATCTGCCTATCCTTTCAATCATGTATTTGAATCAGAGAGTGGACATTATGTAGAGTTTGATGATACAGAAGGAAATGAAAGAATCCAAATTTTCCATAGATTAGGTACATTTTTTGAAATTGATAAGGGTGGTAATGTTGTCCTCAAGACTCCCGATCATGTTAATATGACTACTATTATTGGAGGAAATCAAGATACTTATATTAAAGGAAATTATTCTTTGACTGTTGATGGAAATATGAATATACATTGTACAGGAGAAGAAACTAGGGATGGGGCTAAATCTTCAATTGGGTCTGATCCTCTAGGAACAGTTTCTTATGTCATATCCAAAGGAAATTTGTATGAAACTATCACAGAAGGAAATAGAGAAACTACGATAACTGCTGGAACGGAAACAGTAACCATTGAGGGGGCTGTTATACACACTTACAATAATACTCTTACCGAAACAATTACTGGAGCGGTTGCCCAGACATATTCAGATACATGGACACAAGATGTATCTAAAGCTGTTTCTCAAACCTTTAGTGATACATGGACTATTGATGTATCTAAAGCCGTTACACAAACTTTTGGAGCCGCTCTCAAAACAGAAATTACTGGTGCAACAAATATTGAAAGTACTGGTGCATTAACAATTAAGACCTCTGCGGCGTTGACAGCCGAAGCATCTGCTGCTACAACGATCAAAGGTGCAACAGTGAGTTTTAACTAATGCCCGCCAGACCTCAATATATGACGATGCACACTGTTACTGTAGTAGGAGATGATGGTGGGGATGTCCTTGATGCATCAATAACCCCACCTACTCCTATAACCGAGCCACCACTTAATAATAAAACATCTTTTACAATGACTACTCCGGCAGTAATGTCGGTAACAGAAGCTATAAATTTACCCTTTACTGCTCCACCAGCTGGTGGTCCAGGCACTCCATTAGATGGTTTAGAAGAACTTGCAGGCCCTATAATAACTTTAAATTCTGTTTCAATGCCCAGTTCATATTTGGGAGATTCTTTAAGTGGACTCAATCATCCATCAACATTACCAACTACTGCAACTGGTACTTTTGATATATTCCCAGATATTAAAATAAAGATAGAAAATGATGGTGTCGTTGCTGTAGCAGGAGTTGGTACTTCAGTTACAACTGCAACGATTGAGGGAGATATTTTAGAATTAAATGATTGGGTGGTGCCTTGGACTCCTGAAGCATATATTCCAAAATTTAATGGATCGGATTATGCAAAAGTTAAAAGTGAAGGGTATGGTAGAGATAATGGAGAATTTATTATAACTTTTGAGTTAGGTTTTGGGTTAAAACCACCACTTGCAGCTCATGCTAGTTCTACTACTGCAACTTTTACTATAAAAATCCTAAATAACTTTAGTACAGATAGGGATCGGTATAAACAAGATTATGAAAATGCATATAAGAGTTTAGATGCAGTTCCCGATCCTAGCACATGGCAATAATAAGGAGATAATATGGCCGGATCAATGGCAAGAGTAGGTGATCAAACTTCTGGACATGGACCATACCCACCAAATGTACTTGGTGGTCCAGGCGCCCCTAGTGTTATGTTAAATGGAGCTGCGGCCGCAGTAGTGGGTGATGGAACAGTATCACCTTGTGTGGCACCAAATTCACCAGTTCTCAATGGCACTATAACTCAAGGTTCTCCTACTGCAACCGCTGAAGGTAAAAAGATTGCGAGAATAGGTGATATGCTTTCATGTGGTTGTATGATTGTAGGTGGTGGATCTACTGTAGGTGCAGGAAGTGGTGCATAATGGCTAAGGCAAAGTCATTAGTTAAAATTAAAACATCACCTAAGAAAACTTCTATAGGTAAGAGTCGGAGATCTAGACCTTTGAATAAACACAAAAGACGAAACTGGAAGCGATATCGTGGACAGGGCCGCTAGGGACGAACTGAGAACTGGGTTTGAACTTCAGATTCGTCATATGTTTTATAGAAAACCAGAGTTCCCATTTCTCCCATCAATGGGGTGTCATCATGTATTCTTTCCAGTAAAGAATGAGGAACATGATTTTGGGTATTTGATATTAGAATGGGAATGTCTTCCAGGCCAAATGTGGAATTGGGTAGGAACATGGGTAGATACAGAAGAGGAGTTAAAGAATTATAAGTATAAGAGAGAAGGTATTGAGTCTATAGTGGATATGCCTAAAATGATTAGGATATTTGCAGAACACATGGCTCAAGTTCATCATAGAGAGATGATGAGGAGAAAGGAGTTAGAAAAAGACGATTGGAAGGATTGGGTAGAGCTTCAAAAGTCAACTCCTAAACCCTATTTGAATTGAATGACATGGAATTTAATAATCAAACTGAAATGGCAAAAGAACAACCTAAAGGAAATGGCGACAAACATGAGCCGATTGAAAAACGAAAAAAGTGGAATTTTGTAGCACGATTTATTATAAGTGGTATTGTATTTTCTATTTTCTTTATATTGATATACGTTCTGTTTTTTGAGACAGTTAATGATACATATCGAGATCTCATCAATATTTTGATTGGTACTTATGTAGCCGTATTAACCAAGACAGCTGACTATTGGTTCAAGGAGAAAGACGATCCTGAGCATAAGGAATCGCAAACTCTCCATGATAAAGAATAAGAGGTAGGTGATCTCCTATAAATAATAACATAGGGGAATACTATGCCTTGGGATGCAAGTCAACAAAACGAAAAAAGATCAAGTCGGATCTATAGAGATCTGAACTTAAATTTTAATGCCCATCCAATTACTGGTGATGTAGCATCAATTACGGATGTGAATGCAATTAAGCGTTCTATTCGTAATCTTTTACTCACTAATCACTACGATAGGCCGTTCCATCCTGAGATCGGTTCTAATATTTCCCAATTACTATTTGAAAATTTTGGTATTATTACTGGTACTATGCTATCCAAAGAGATAGAAGATATGATTACCAATTATGAGCCTAGAGCTATGGTGGAAACAGTAGAAACTTTTCCTGTACCAGATACTAATACCTACGATGTTCGGATCTATTTTTATGTGGAAAATATGCCTGCCGAACTACAAGAAATGCAAACATTTTTAGAAGCGGTACGATAATATGGCTATCAATTCAAAGGGAAAAATAGAAATTACTGATCTGGATTTTGATGCAGTCAAAAATAATTTCAAGACTTTCTTATCACAACAAACTCAATTTTCAGACTATAATTTTGAAGGATCTGGAATGGCAGTTCTCATGGATCTTCTTGCATATAATACTCATTACCAAGCATTCCATGCAAATATGCTTGCAAATGAAATGTTCTTGGATTCTTCATTACTTAGAGCTAGTGCAGTATCTCATGCAAAGTCTTTGGGGTATCTTCCAGCCTCCATGAGAGCATCAACCGCAACTATTTCAGTTACAGTTAAAGGTGTTCCTATTACACAGACTTCTCTTACATTGTCATCGGGTGCGGTTTTCACAACTACTTTAGATTCAGTTAATTATCAATTTGTAACAACTACAGATCATACTGCCACATCTGATACAGGGACTTTCCAATTTGATGAGGTTAAAGTTTACGAGGGAACATGGTCCTCTTTTAATTATACAGTAAACTCTTCTAATTTAGAACAACAATTTATTATCCCATCGGCCCGAGCTGATACTAATACACTTAGAGTTCGGGTGCAGACTTCATCTTCAGATACTACTACAGAAACCTATACTCTGAATACAGATTATACAACTTTAACTTCTACTTCAAAGGTATATTTTTTGCAAGAGGTTGAGAATGGTAGATTTGAGGTATACTTTGGCGATGGAGTTTTTGGATATAAACCTATAGATGGTAATATTGTTATATTGGATTATGTGGTTACGAATGGAGATCTTGCTGATGGAGCATCTGCATTTACTTCAGCTTCAACAGTAGGTGGATATTCCAATGTGACTGCATTAACAACATCATCAGCTTCAGGTGGAGGTATAGGTGAAACAGTAGACTCAATTAAGTTTAATGCACCTTTAAAATATGCATCACAAGGAAGAGCTGTCACACCAGATGATTATAAGTCTATTCTTCCAAGTGTATATTCAAATATAAAATCAGTACAGGTTTGGGGTGGTGAAGATAATGATCCTGCAATTTACGGAAGGGTTTATATTTCTATCAGACCAAAAACTGGATCTTCATTGACTACCACAACCAAGAATCAGATCATAACAAGTTTGAAAAATTACAATGTGGCCTCAATAACTCCTGTTATTGTTGATCCAGAGATACTTCAACTCGTTCTATCTACTACAGTGAAATATAATTCAACTCTTACTACCAAGACCAATTCAGATTTAAAGGCATTGGCAGAAACAACAATTTCTACATTCAATACAAATAATCTTGAGAAATTTGATGCAGTATTCAGGCATTCAAATCTACTTAAAGAACTCGATGCAACTGATGTATCAATATTGTCAAGTACAGTTGCAGTAAAATTAAAAAGATCTATTTCTTTGACACTAGGAACATCTACCAAGTATACAATAAATTTCAATAATACAGCATATCACCCAGCAGCTGGATGGACACAGACTGTAGTGGAATCTGGTGGATTCTATTTGTCTGGAAATACAAATGTTCAGTATATAGATGATGATGGAAATGGTAATATTAGAACTTTCTATCTGTTAGGTGGTACTACAAAGACAATCACTAATGCAGCTGCAGGAACTATTAATTATACCACAGGACAAATAGTTCTCACTTCATTTAATATTACAGCGGTAGTTTCATCTTCTGGAAAATTGGATATTACAATCAAACCAGATTCAAATGATGTTATACCTGTCAGAAATCAAGTTGTTGAAATTGATACTGTATCGAGTACAGTTACGGCTGAGATTGATACGTTTGCAACTGGTGAATCAACTGCCGGTGTAGGATACACCACAAAAAGTTCGAC